GATTTACTAGCATACTAGCCAAAAGTTTACATGGATTTTGTGTGTTACGAGCTCTAGGCTATCATGTCCACATAAATCATAAAGGTCGACCTGTTAAAAGTTTAAGACAAATAAGTGATCATTTTAAATGTAGCCACCAACTTATTCATCAATTGACCAAAGACTTTCAAAAGCAACTAAACATTGAAGGTGCAAAGTCCAATGAAATAGAAACAAGAACCTATTCGATGAATGTTGTTCCACCGAAAGGATGGATCACATTAGGTAATGCGGTAAAAAAATATAATGTGACAAGAAGATACTTACTGAAGTACATAGATAAGAATGGGATTGAGTTGAAAAGCTACAAAAGAAATAGTCGAATCGTAAAAGCAAAAGACATCTTGCCACTCGAAGGCAAAAAGAAAAGAAAGTACGAAAAGAGAATCTAGCATCGTTGTCGTTCCGTCCAAATAGTAAATGATTCAAAAATAATCTACTGACTAGATTCATGTCAGTAAGTCGCTAGAAAAAAAAAGTAAAAAATTTATTACTGTAAAATCCAGCGTATCGGAGTCACCGGTTCGCGGTTTATGCGGTAGGCAAAGTTTTTTGTTTTATATACTTTTCTTTTGACACCAATCATTAAGAATCGTAACTGCTTTGTATGATTGTAAATTGTAGTCATACGAAAATTGTTCCAATTGGTTCATTAAAAACTAATCCTAGAAATCCAAATACGCATACGGAGGATCAAATCATCCTGCTATCTAAGATTTTAAAAACACAAGGATGGCGCTCACCAATTGTGGTAAGTAATCTAAGTGGATTCATTGTCAAAGGACATGGCAGATTGGAGGCGGCTAAACTAGCTGGATTCTCAGAAGTGCCTGTAGATTTCCAAGATTACGAAACCGAAGAGCTAGAGATTAGTGACTTAATAGCTGACAATCGTATAGCAGAACTTTCGGATTTTAATAACCAAGCTCTTAAAGATTTAATAGAGCAATTAGATACAGGTGACAATGATTTAGATTTAACAGGTTATGACACACCAAATCTAGAAATGCTCATGAGCCAATTTCATCAGGATACGGTAGATGAATCCGCAGAATATACCGATATGCCAACTTATGACAATGATGATGGGGTTTATAGAAAAATCATAGTAAGTTTTGAGGATGAACAAGGTGTAAAAGATTTTAAGCAAAAACTAGGAGCAAGTAAAATCACAGACAAAACTTTAAGCATTTGGCATCCATGGAAAGATAGAGAAAACACTCCAATCTACGAATAAATTGAGTGAGCAAGAGGAAGTTGAAATCTTGCTAATGTTTGCTAAATTTTACAATGAAAGCTAATAGATTTCCAATTTACATTCCAAGTAAAGGTAGGTATGAAACAATGCACACTTCAAAAGCATTGTGCAAAATGGGACTATTTCATAACATTGTAGTCGAGCCACAAGAAGTAGCACTCTATAAAGAAGCCTCCAAGGAAACAGGAGCAAACATTATAGAGTTAGATATGACATACAAAGAAAAGTATGAATACTGTGATGACTACGGAACAAGCATTTCAACAGGAAGTGGACCAGCTAGAAACTTTATTTGGGATCATTCAATAAAAAGCGGTCATGATTGGCATTGGATCATGGATGACAACATTCAATATTTTGGTTTAAGTCAAAAAGGCAAAAGAGGAAGAACTGACAATCCAAAGTTTTGGACTGCAATGGAGGATTTCACACATAGATACAAAAATGTTTATATGGCTGGACCTAACTATGCCTTTTTTGTTTTTAGCACCAAGAAGCCTATTCATGCAAATACAAGAATCTACTCATGCAATCTAATTAAAAATGACATTCCATTTAGATGGAGGGGTAGATACAATGAAGACACAATCCTTAGTTTGGATATTTTGAAGAAAGGCTACTGCACAATTCTGTTCAATGGTTTTATTCAATACAAATGCGGAACGCAATCAGTCAAAGGTGGAAATACAGACACGGTTTATAAGTATGGAACTTTCGACAAAAGCAAAATGCTTGCAGATGTTCATCCTGATGTAGCAAAACTTTCCGTTCGCTATGGTAGAATGCACCATCATGTAAACTACAATAGATTTAAATCAAACTTGTTTATCAAAAAGCCTGATTACAAAAAACCTGATGATCCAACTTATGGATTTAGAATGAAGAAAAGATGAGCGATCAGGAAAAACTAAAACAAGAAATCATTGAAAAAGTTCTTGATGCTGATTTTAAAAACATAGTTAGAAAAGTAAAAGATGGAAAAACTTTATCAGCACAAGAGAGAAAAACTCTAGAGGAGAATAGACAAAAGCCTAAGTGGGAAGTTTTGGATATACACAAAACAACCTACTACAAATACATAAAACTTGGGATGCCTGAGGATTATGAAGAAGCAAAAAAATGGATGCAGTTGCGTCACGGAATGGCACAACAAGGGTCAGGCAAAATCGAGATAGGTGGAAAAACATTTACAGCACAAAATCTTATTGATTTGAGAGGGAAATTGCTAGAAGGACAGGCAGAAAATGTTGCACTTAAAAATCGAATTGAAAATCTAAATGTACAGGAAAGAGAAGGTAAATTAGTAGACGTAGATGCGCTTAATGAAACATTGGTCAAAATACTTTATCCTCTTAGAAAATCATTGGACCAAATGCCCGAAAATATAGCATCGGCAGTAAATCCCGAAGATCCCGCAAGAGCAGAAACAATCATAGAGCAAGAATTGGAAAACATTTATGCCGACCTTGTAAAATCATTAGGTTCAGATGAGCGTACTAAAGCAATCAGCTTGTAATATATTTGCTCCTAAAATTAAGGAGACGGTTAGTGAATGGGCAGAAAAGCACATTTATATCCCGAAGGAAGTTACTCCGTATGCTGGATATTTTAGACCTGGGTTTAATAAATATCTAACCGAGCCACTTAATCAATTTGGAAATAAGAACACAGATAGATTAACCATTTGTTTTGCATCACAGACAGGTAAAACCACTCTGATGCATATAGGTTTACTATTTGTAGTCACCAAAACACCAAAACCTGTTTTGTATTTGATGCCAAGTGATGGTTCAGCAAGGCAAATAAGCAAGGAAAGAATCCAACCAATGATGAGAGCATCAGCAGAGGTAAGTGCTATATTGCCCGAGAATCCTGATAACTTCTCTATATTAAGCTACAATCTAAAAACCTGTAATGTCCATCTTGGTGGGTCGGGATCGGCTGGAAAATTAGCAAGTTTTCCTTGTGCAGTTGTATGTTTTGACGAATGTGATAAAGCAGAAGTGAGAAACAAAAACGAAGCTGGTGCTATCCAATTAGCAAGCAATCGTGTTAAAGCTTATGGATCATCAAAACTATTTGTCTTAGCTAGTACACCAACCGTTGATGATGGTGCTGAGACTATTTTTCATCATTTAAAGCAAAGTACTTTTAAAACATATAGAGTTCCATGTGTAAATTGTAACGAATTTGCAGAAATAGGATTTGGTAAAGGCGAGGAAAAGTTTTGGGTAAAATGGGAAAAGCAAATTAATGGTGGGGAATTGGATATAAGTGGAACGGCAAAAACCGCTAGATTAGTTTGTCCGTATTGCAGTCATGAGATTGCCGATACTAATGAAAAAAACAAAATGGTTGCGCATGTAGATTCTCATTGGAAATCCACAAATCCTTTAGCATCAGAATCACATCAAGGTTACCATCTAAATAGTCTATATAGTTCTTACATAAGCATTCAGGAAGCGGCTAGACTTTTTCTAGAAGCAAAAAGCACACATCAGTTACAAGATTTTGTAAACTCATTCCAAGCATTGCCATGGAAACATGGAACAGAGGAGTTGCCCGATGTTATAAAAATGAAGGAATTGGAAGGTGAGTTTGCTAGGGGAGAAGTTCCATCTGACACAATTGTTATATTAACATGTGATGTCCAAAAGTATGAATTTTATTGGATGATAACTGCTCATGGAAAAGGTGCTGAAGTGTTTGTTGTGGACTATGGCAGAGCAGACAACTTTCAAGATTTGCAAAACATCTATAATAGATATAATTGCGACTTTGCTGGAGTTGATAGTCAGTACAATACAGCTTGGGTTCTGCAAAATCTAAAACAACATGGAAGAAATTGGTTTGCGGTTAGAGGCTACCAAACCATGCAAGGAAATCTAAAGCTAGTTCAAGTAAATGTAACGGACGGAGGAACAGATAAGCATGGACAAGTAACTAGATTCGACATTAACAATTCGCATTATAAAAGAATCTTGGTTAGATTAAGAAATCAAAACTTGGATGGTTTGATCATCCATAAAAATGCAGATGCACTTCTCTATAGGCATTTATTGGCAGAAGTCGAAATAGAACTAAAAGATAAAAATGGAAGAACACAATACGAGTTTAAACAAATTGACAGAGAAAACCATTGGTTTGATTGCTTAAATTATGCATTGGCAATTGGACATTTTATGAGAACCTCAAGAAGTGCGCAAAACTTGGACAGAAAAAAAGATTATAGAAAAAAACCACTAAGTGAGTATCACGAACCTGAAGAAATGTAATGGCCAAGAAAAAATTTAAATATGTAGACATCACAGGATTTAGTGAAGTTGTTAATCAACTAGCCAAAATTACAGGAAAAGAATTTGACCAAGTATTAAAAGCCGAGGTGGGTCATGTTTTAAAAGGTGCTATGTCACGAACCAAGATTTCATCTGTTAATGGTAGACTTAAAAAAGGAAAAAGATCGGGTGGAATTGTGCCAAGGCATATACCACAGGGTTTGAAACATCAAAGAGGACAAGGAGATAAGATGATCACCAAACAGGAAGGTAGAACATTTCATGTTGGTGAACCAATTTTACTAAGGCAAAATCCCGACGAAAGACTTTTGCAAAAACCAAAAGGATTCAAAAAGAAAACAGGAGTTGGTAGAGGAAAAGGGGTTCATCCAAAAAGAGGAGGCAAGGTTTGGCTTAAACCATACGGTCCATGGATGGGAAAAGCAAAATTTACTCGATATGTAGATCAACAAAGAAATAGAGTAGACCGAAAGATTGACAGAATAGGGATGGGCAGAGGTCAATGGTATTGGCATGCAATGAGATTTGGTCTGATGTTGCCAGGGTCAGTTCCACACGAAGCAAAATTACTAAAACCCAAAATAAGAGCTTTGGTAAATCCATACATTAAACCAAAAACAAAAATAGTAAAAAGAGTTTGCCAATATACTATAGAGACAAGTGGAGCCAAAGTTACAGGACATTCCGATGGTGCTATGGCAATAAATATAGCAACCAAGGCTAGGATGAATTTATTTAGAACTGCAGTAAAAAAAGAATTCGTGAAGGACATTAAGCATTATATGCCAAAAAAATATCCATTGCTATTTAGATAGACACCACAACGTATATTATGAGTTCATACGGGATTAGAAGTGATGAAGAACAATTGGCTTTTTTGTCTACTAGAATATCTAGATTAAGTAAAACACTAGAAAGACTAGAAACTTTAGGAATGACTTCAGTCACATCTGCGGGTTCTAGTAAAACATTCAGGAATCAAGAAGAGATTAGAAGAGAATTAGAACGAGCCGAGAGAGAGTATCTTATTATAAATTCTAGATTGCAAAAACATCCAATCAATCCACACTTTAAAGAAGCAGTAATATGCAACAGAAGACAATACTAGACGAATTTGGGAAGCCAGCAAAATTTGGCTATTTGCCAAGTAGACCTTCTTGGAGAAAAACTGAGGATGCATTAGATAGAACACCGATTACATTAAGTGAAGAAAGAGTTCTACCTTTTGGAAATAGAATAGAACTTTTAACCGTTTTAAGGGATTTAGAGAGAAATAATCCTATATGCCGATCCATAGTAAATGTATTTGTATCTAATCTAGGAGGATGCACATATAGATCCGAAAGCGAAAATGCAGAAAACAAGGAACTATTTTTCAAATCATATTTCAAGAATTTAGAAGTTTCCGGTCATGGAATGAATAGAGTTTTGGCTCATATTATAACAGACTTGTTATTAGCTGGTGAGGCATTTGTTTTGCTTACAAAAGGTGGACAGATTCAGCTTATTCCTAGCGAAAGAGTTGCTAGTCAAGATTACATATCAGATAAAAAAGAAAACGAAATAGAGGGAATTGTTTTAAATAAA